TTTGACGAATTAACCCAATGGTCTACTCCGTATGCTTGGAACTATATGCGTTCACGTTTGCGTTCTACTGCACATGACTTACCTGTGTATATGAGAGCAACAACTAACCCCGGAGGTCCGGGTCATCAGTGGGTTAAGAAAATGTTTATTGACCCAGCACCATACGGAAGAAGTTTTAATGCCACAGATATTGAATCAGGAAATGTTCTTTCCTATCCAAAAGGACACAGCAAAGCAGGACAAGCCTTATTTAAAAGAAGATTTATACCAGCAAGACTATCAGATAACCCATACCTCGCAAGGCAAGGTGACTATGAAGCAATGCTTCTATCCTTACCTGAACACCAACGTAAGCAGTTGCTTGAAGGTGATTGGGATATTAAAGAAGGTGCTGCTTTTACTGAGTTTGATAGGAATATTCACGTTGTTGAGCCTTTTTCAATTCCAAGAAATTGGGTTAAATTTCGTGCTTGCGATTATGGTTATGGCTCTTATAGTGGGGTGCTGTGGTTTGCTGTTTCTCCAGATGAGCAGATTATTATATATAGAGAGTTGTATACTTCTAAAGTCCTTGCCACAGATTTGGCAGATATGATATTGGATGCTGAAGCCGATGATGGAAATATTAAGTATGGGGTTTTGGATAGTTCTCTTTGGCACAAACGTGGCGATACTGGTCCTTCTTTGGCTGAACAGATGATTATGAAGGGATGCCGATTTAGACCATCAGATAGAAGTAAAGGCAGTCGTGTATCAGGAAAGAATGAGATACATAGAAGATTACAGGTAGATGAGTTTACAGAACAACCAAGATTAGTTTTCTTTAACACGTGTACTAATATGGTGTCACAATTACCTGCATTACCATTGGATAAAAAGAATCCTGAAGATGTGGACACAAGAGCAGAAGACCACTTGTACGATGCATTAAGATATGGTATAATGTCAAGACCTAGATTTAGTATATTTGACTATGACCCTATGGGCAGACCGAATAGTAACATGCCTGTAGCAGATGCAACATTTGGATATTAAGGATATAACATGGCAGAACAAGAAGATATAAATTTAGATGACGATTCAATAGCATTAGAAGATGTCGAGGAATCAATTACTGCTGATGTAAATGTATCAGGAGTTATTCCATTTGTAATGGACAGATATCAACGTGCAGAAGATTATAGAAATAATGATGAGGAAAGATGGCTACGGTCATATAGAAACTATAGGGGGTTATATGGAAGTGATGTTCAATTTACTGAAGCAGAAAAGTCAAGAGTATTTATCAAAATTACTAAAACCAAGACTCTCGCAGCTTACGGACAAATTGTTGATGTACTATTTGCAGGGAACAAGTTTCCTATTAGCATTGAGCCAACAGTACTACCTGAAGGTGTCGCAAAAGATGTCAGCTTTGACCCTAAGATGCCGGAACAGTTGCAACAAGGCAATGAGATGGATAGTCCATACGGTTTCGAGGGTGATGGACAAGACTTACCTGCTGGAGCTACTGAAAAAGATTTACTTGAAAGGCTTGGACCTCTTGAAGAGAAACTAAAAGATATAACAGGTTTAAAAGAAGAGATAGGTAAAACACCCTCTGCTGTAACATTTAGTCCTGCTATGGTAGCAGCTAAAAATATGGAAAAGCAAATAATGGACCAACTACAAGAGTCAGGTGCTACTAAGCAATTACGTAGTACTTCTTTTGAGATGGCATTATTTGGTACAGGTGTAATGAAAGGTCCTTTTGCTGTAGACAAAGAATATCCTAATTGGGATGAAGAAGGTCAATATTCACCTATATTTAAAACAGTTCCTTCTACTTCACATGTATCAGTGTGGAACTTTTATCCTGACCCTGATGCTGCTAACATGGATGAAGCACAGTTTGTTATTGAAAGACATAAGATGTCAAGGACACAACTACGTGGATTAAAGAAAAGACCTTATTTTCGTGGTAATGTTATTGATGAGGTTGTAGCATCTGGTGAATCCTATGATAAGAAATATTGGGAAGATGATTTATCAGATTATGCAGCAGATTATGGTGTAGAAAGATTTGAAGTATTAGAATATTGGGGTATGTGTGATGTTGACATGCTTGAAGAAAACGGAGCAGAAATACCCAAAGAGTTAAAAGAATTTGATGAATTACAAGCGAATATATGGATTTGTAATGGTAAGCTATTAAGAATGGTTCTTAATCCATTTAAACCTGCCAAGATACCTTATATGGCAGCACCTTACGAACTAAATCCATATTCTTTTTTTGGTGTAGGTTTAGCCGAAAATATGGATGATACACAAACATTAATGAATGGCTTTATGAGAATGGCTGTTGATAATGCTGTATTGTCAGGTAACTTACTTATAGAAGTAGATGAAACTAATTTAGTTCCGGGGCAGGACTTATCTGTATATCCGGGTAAAGTGTTTAGAAGACAAGGTGGTGCTCCGGGTCAAGCTATATTTGGTACTAAGTTTCCAAACGTATCAGGTGAGAATTTACAACTGTTTGACAAGGCTAGACAACTTGCAGATGAAAGCACAGGACTGCCGTCTTTTTCTCATGGACAAACAGGTGTATCAGGTGTAGGTAGAACGGCATCAGGTATATCTATGTTAATGAACGCAGCAAGTGGCAGTATAAAAACTGTTATCAAGAATGTAGACGATTATCTTCTTAAACCATTAGGAGAAGGATTGTTTAGGTTTAATATGCAATTCAATTTTAATCCAGAGTTACGTGGAGACCTAGAGGTAAAGGCACGTGGTACTGAAAGCTTAATGGCTAACGAAGTACGTAGTCAAAGACTTATGCAGTTTCTACAAGTGGCATCTAATCCTGCTCTTGCACCTTTTGCTAAGTTTCAATATGTTATCAGAGAGATTGCAAAAGCAATGGACTTAGACCCTGATAAGGTAACTAATAATATGGATGAAGCTGCTATCCAAGCAGAACTTATGAAACAATTTCAAGCTCCAGCAACACCTGAAGGACAGGCTCAACAAGGACAACCTCAAGCTACAGCAGGTGCAGACCCTAGCGACCCAACAGGAGCAGGTGGTGGAACAATAGGAACAGGAGTAGCACCAACTCCGGGAGAGCAAGGATTTACAGGAGTACCTCAACAAAGTGGACAAACAAATACTCAGCCAACTGAAGCCGTTGGTGAACAACCCCAAGTTACTGAACAGCTTCAATGATTACATTGATGCATTAATAGAGCAACAGCATAAGGCTTTAGAGCAAACAGATAATACTGTAATGATGCATAGGTCTCAAGGAGCTATAGCTACATTAAGAAGATTAAAATTATTAAGGGATTCCGTAAATAATGCTTAATGAAAATGTAAATAATCAAACTAAAGAAGTTTTTGATACTATACCTATTCCTAGAAATATAAAAAAACTAAAAGGTAGAGTAGATAAACTAAAAAAAGAAAAAAAACTTAGTTTGGAAAGAGAAGCAAAAAAAGAAGGAATTAGCTACGAGAATTTAATAAAAAATAAAGAGGATGCGGCAGCTTATACGGTTGCATCTATGACTCCTTTATTAGGAGATGCTATAGCAATAAAAGAATTACCAAATGACATACAAGAAATAAAAAATTTATTTGAACAAGGCTTTAGAGAAGGAGACTTTAAAAAGCTAGGATTGGGTACGTTATATACTGCCGCAGTAACTGCTGGAATATTACCTTTTGCAGGAGTTGTAGGTAGAGCAGGTAAAAAGGTTATAAAGAGTAGTTTAGATAAAGCTAAACCATTATATGATAAACAGATAGAAATGATGTCAGGTTTTCCTCCATCAGGACCTGATGCATTAGCTACTGCAAATAATGTTCCTGTAAAGTCCATAGATGAAACAGACAAGTTGTTAGACAAAGCTAAAGTAGATGTTCCTATAAATACAGAAATACCAAGTTTAAAGGCTCAAGACTTAGCAAATAAACCTATAATTAATCCTTCTATGATTGGTGCTGAAACAGAATTAGGGCAAAAGCAAATTGCTTTATATGAAAAATTAATTAAGGATTCTAAAGTTTTAGATGGAAAACCACCTAGTCCTCAAAGGTTATTTGAAAGGACAGGTGTATATAAAGGAAGTGATGGCAAATACAGGTTTGATTTAGATGATAGAGATGCAGGGTTTAGCACATCTTTTTTAGATAGAGCACTAGTAAAAAATCCTAATATGCAAAATCCACCTACTATGTTAAGTAGTGGCATAGTATCATATAGACATTTAAAGCCTAAACTGTTTACACTACGAGAAGTTTTAGATTTTGATTCTCTATATAAACAATATGGTAAAACATTAAAGGTTGGAGATAAAGCCTATAGTAATATAGGAAATGTAAAAGTAAAATTTATTAGTGGAAAATCTGGTACTAGAGGTAGCTATGATGGAGAAACAGATACTATTACTATAAATATATCAGATTCAGACGGTCAAAAAATAACAAATTTAGGTAAACTAGAAAGTACTTTATTACATGAAGTACAACATGCTATACAAAGGAGAGAAGGATTTTTAAGAGGTGGTAATAGTGACACCATGTTAAATAAAATTAATCCTAGACATTCTCAAGAATTAAAAAATACCACCGAAGAAATATCTAATAAAATAGATTTAATGAAAGATAATGTTCAAGTTGGGTTTGACAAGGTACAACCCTTTAAACACAATGATGTAACTTATAATAGTGAAGAAGCGACAGACTATGCAGTAAAGCAAATGGCACAAATAGCTTATGCTAAAGTTTTAGGTAAAGAATATGCTGAAGTTACTAAAAAATTACAAGATGATTTAGGTGAGTTTTTAACTAATAGCACGTTTCCAAAAGGCATACAAGATAAAATAAAAAAATCAGGTGACAATTTCTTTTTTGATGTACAAACTAAAAAAGCAGATTTAGATGCACAAAAAGAAAAATCATTTGGTGACTATGAAGATTTATATGGCGAAAGAGAAGCGAGACTTGTGCAAAAAAGATACGAAAAAAGAAAAGCTTTTAAGGCTATGTCTGGTGGACTAGACTTTGGAGATGATAAAATAACAACTGCGTTAAGAAAAGACACTTCTTTCATAGATGATATGAGCAATAATAAATCTCAAGGTGGATTACAATTAAATAAAGGTGGTACTACAATGAACATGAATAAACAAATGGAAATGTTTGACGAAGGTGGTCTTAAAGAAGAAGGTGGTACAATAGACCCTGTATCAGGAAATGATGTACCTATAGGTTCTACACAAGAAGAAGTAAGAGATGACATACCTGCACAGTTAAGCGAAGGCGAGTTTGTGTTTCCTGCTGATGTAGTAAGATTCATAGGTCTTGAAAAACTAATGATGATGAGACAAGAAGCAAAGGCAGGACTTAAACGTATGGAAGATATGGGTCAGATGGGCAATGCTGATGAAGCCACCATGCCTGATGATATGCCTTTTGATATAAATGATATTGACATGGAAGATGAAAGAGAGTATAATAAAGGTGGAGTAGTTGAAGCAGCTACAGGTACATTTGTGAATCAAGGAACTAATGTTACCTCTGTACCTTCTCAATTTGCAGGTATGAATTTACCATCTTTTAATCCAAACATGAACACAACTACACCTGTAACTTATAATGTTCCAACCATACCTTCTAATGTTAGTGGCTATACACCTAAGTTTACTGGACAAACCGGACAAAGTAGCACTACTGGTACACCATCATTTCAAACATTAATAGGTGATAATCCGGGTCAATACGATGAAATGCGTGAATATAAAAATGATGCAGGTCAAACTTTAAATATACCATTTAAAAATGGACAACCTATTTATCCTATACCTGAAGGATATAGCTATGTAGACCCTGAAGCTATAAAAACAGATGACCCTACTACTGAAGCTCCTGTCACAGATACAACTCGTGTAGCAGAAACACAACAAGATGATGGGGGAGATGACCCAGATGATAAATCTGTAGGTGGTGCTACTATGGATGTTGGAGGAAGAACATTTTCTATAGGTTATAACTTTGACGGTTCTATAACTTTAACAGACCCAAAAACAGGTGAATCTAAAACTTACGATAAAGATAATCAAATAACAAAGGATGCTAAAAATGTAACTTTTGGACAAATAGTTGATTTAGCCAAAATGACTCCTACTGGTATTGCTGCTTCAATTATTAATTCAGCAGCTAATAAGTTAAATTTAAAAGTTCCCGGCAGTACTAAAGTAGAAAAAATTAAAATAGATGCTACGACTTCTAAAAATCGTTTAGATAATACTTTTTCAGGAGTAGGAGATGATATTTCTACAGGTATGAGCATAGATGATATGACAAAAATAGATGAGGGTATAAAATCTGGTGGTACTGATGATAGATTTAAACAGTCGGAGTTTAGTGAAAGTTTAAAAGGCTTTCAAACTAAAGCTAAATCTTTAGCCATTCAAGCTAGAAAAGATTTAAAAGAAAAAGAGAAAGCTGAAAAAATAGCAAGAGAAAAACAATTAGCTGAAATAGCTGAAAGAACAAGACAATTAGAAGACCAAAAGAAAAGAACAGAACAAGCAGCAGCTCAAAGATATAGAGATATGTTAGCGAGACAAAGACAACAAGGCAGGTATCAAAGAGATGATGGTGGAAACAACGATGACGGAAGTCAAAGTGCACAAGACCAATCTGATGTAGCTGACCAACAAGGTGGTATGTTTACTGCTGTAGGTGGCTTAATACCAAAAAAGAAACCTAAGACTAAGAAGATGAAGCGAGGTGGATTAGCTTCACGTTAATAATCCACAATTAAAGGCTACTTATCCCCCAACAATAAATGGCTACGATAACCCCAAGGAGAAGACAAATGGCTGAAGAAGCT